TGACCTAGCCGATGGACATCCGCTACAGCTACGCACACGTTCCGACAATCAGGGAGTTCGCGGCCAGCAATGCCCGCGTCCGTGGTATTAGAGGCCCTTTCGTAGTGGGAAAAGTTCGGGGTGCGTCGTCGAGATCGTCCGCCGCGCGCTCGCTCAGAAGCCTGGCGTTGATGGCATACGGCGCACGCGCTGGCTTGTGATCCGCAACACCTTCGGGCAGCTTGAAGACACGACGATCCGAACAGCTCACATGTGGTTGCCGCCGCAGCATTTCGGGAAATACAATAAGGTCGAGCACAACTATCTGGTGAAGGGCTTCGAAGGCGCCGAGTTCGAGATCATGTTTAGGGCGCTTGACCGCCCGGACCAAGTGTCAAACCTACTCTCTCTTGAAGTGACGGGCGCGTGGATCAATGAGGCGCGCGAGGTCCCATGGGCGATCATGGACGCCGTTCAAGGCCGCATCGAGCAGTATCCGTCGAAGGCCATGGGCGGGTGCAGTTGGGCAGGCCTGTTCATGGACACCAACCCTCCCGACACTGATTCGGATTGGTTTCGCTTCTTTGAAGAGACCAAGCACCCGGAATGGTTTGCAAAGCAATTTGTGCAACCGTCTGGCCTTTCTGCGGAAGCGGAGAACATCCCGAACCTGCCAAATCCAAACTACTATAAGCTTCTCGCCGAAGGGAAGAAGCCAGAATACATTAATGTATACATCCACGGGAATTATGGTTTTGTCGTCGATGGGAAGCCTGTTTATAACGAGTACAGCGACACATTGCATCGGCGAGAGGTTGATCCTGTTCCTGGCGTTGCAGTTATACGAAGTTTCGACTTCGGGCTTACCCCAGCGTGCTGCTTTTCTCAGCTTTTACCCGATGGTCGTTGGCTTGTGTTCGACGAGATGACGGCGACGAGTATGGGGTTCGACCAGTTCTCTGACGACGTCTTGGAGCACTGTCGTCGCTCTTTCAAGGGTGATGTCAAATTTGAGGACTACGCCGACCCTGCCGGCGCCCAGCGCGCGCAGACCGACAAGCGAACGTGTTTCGACATCGCGGAGACCAAAGGCATCCACATGGAGCCTAGTGAGCAGGACCCCGTCTTACGCATGGAGTCGGTTCGCAAGCCGCTTCGGACCTTGATCGGAGGAGAACCGCAGTTTATCCTCCATCCCAGGTGCAAGACGATCCGCAAGGGCTTCCTTGGGGGATATAATTTGCGGCGCATTCAAGTGGCAGGACCCGAGCGCTACGCCAGCCGGCCAGATAAGGGACCTCTGTCGCACATTATGAATGCGCTTGAATATGCCGCCGCGATGCTGTTTGCGCCGGCTCTGACTGGCGGCCGGCCGCCCGAGGGTGACGACTGGCCAGATCCAAGCTACGGAAGCGACCAGGGACGCAGTGAGATAACCGGCTATTGACATGACCGATGCTCCCAAATTGACGCCGATCAAATCATCGATGTTCGCCGCGCAGGCCTACGATCCGAACTCGCGCGTCCTGACCGTCCAGTTCAAGAATGGCGCCGTGCATCAATACGACGACGTGCCGGCGGACAAGCACTTTGCGTTCGTCGGCGCCGCATCGCCTGGCCGATATTTCAATGAGAAGATCAAAGGCAACCACCTTGGGCGGAAAGTGAGCGAGGGGAAATGAGCGAGAATGTCGTGGGGCTGCGCGCCGATGTGGCGCTATGCGGAGAACCGGCGGCGAACGTCGTCGAGTATTGCGAGGAACTGCTCCAAATGGCGCGGTCTGGAAAAATTAGGTCTCTCGGCGTGGTTTACGTCGATACGCAAGCCTTCGTCGGGACTGGATACGTGACTAGCGGCTTCCCGCATGCGCCGCATCTTGTCGCGGCATGCACCATTCTTCTCGATCGGTGCAAGGAAAACTGGAAGGATGCATGAGTGCGAGCGGGACTACCCCGAGGACTGGAATTGATCTACAGTCTCCCGACGCCGGTTGACCGAGGCTCGCATGGCCGTTGTTTCATCGCTTGAATCCCCCAGCCTGGCGCCGTCGAGCGCAACGCCCGTGGTCGGCCCGGAAATTCCAGACGATACGCCGGACAAGGAACCGGAAGGGCAAGAGCCCCCGGATGGCGGATACGGCCGCGACCACGACACGCCGGTCAAGGACTTCCTCGTCAGCCAAATCGACCAAGTGAACCTCGCCGAGAACTATGCGCCAGACGTTCTCGACAAACTCGGTCAGCTCGTCGTGTTTGAGTTCAACATCGACGAGAATTCCCGTTCTGACTGGAAAGACAAGGCCGAGAAGGCGATGAAATTCGCCACGCAAGAAGCTGAGGAAAAGCAATACCCGTGGCCACGCAGTAGTAACGTAATCTTTCCGTTGATTACGCAGGCGGCTATTCAGTTCAACGCGCGCACCTATCCGGCCATCATTCAGAACCGGAACGTCGTCAAGGGCACCGTCTGGGGGACTGACAAAGGCACGCCTGCGACGGAGGATGGCACGCCAACCGGCAAGCCGAAGCTGCATCCTGACGGCTCGCCTGTATGGCTGAGCGCGCCGGGTGAGAAGCGCAAGCGCGCCGACCGCATCGGCGAACACATGAGCTGGCAGCTCTTGGAGGAAATGAAGGAATGGGAAGCCCAAACCGACAGCCTCTTGATGCAAATCCCGATCGTCGGCGGCGCGTGCCGGAAAACCTATCGCGATCCGCTGGAAAACAAGAATTGTTCTGTGCTTGTGCCGCTGATGAACCTCGTCTGGAGTTACACGGCGACGAGCTTCAAGGACGCGCCGCGGCACACGGAAATCCTCACGTTCTACCCGCATGAGATTGAGGAAAGGGAGCGCGCCGAGGTCTTTCTGCCGCTGGTCTATGGTCCGGGCGGTAGCGACGAGACAAACCCCGAGCAAGCGCAGTCCGGTGATGAAGATGCGCCGCATGTCTTCCTCGAGCAGCATCGTCGCTACGATCTCGACGACGACGGATATCCGGAGCCCTACGTCGTCACGGTCCACAAACGATCGTCGAAGATCGTCCGCATCGTCGCGCGATATGACGAGGACGGAATTCAGACCGCTCCCGGCGCCGATGTTGACGAGGAAAACGACACTGATGCGTTGACCGAGAAACTTGGCCCTGATCGTGACGAGATCATCAAAATCACACCCGTCGAGCATTACACACTGATTCCGTTTCTGCCGAACCCCGATGGCGGGTCATATCCGGTTGGGTTCGGACATTTGCTCAGACCGCTCAACGAAGCGATCAACACGACGCTGAATCAGATGTTCGACGCCGGCCATCTCCAGAACGCGGGAGGCGGCTTCGTCTCGGATCAACTCTCGATTGCGTCCGGGCCTGTCAGTTTCCAAGTCGGCAAATACGTTCGCGTCGGGTCGAAGGGGCAGGCGATCCGCGACGCAGTGTTCCCGATCCCATTCCCTGGGCCGTCTGCGGTGCTGTTTCAACTTCTCGGAATGCTGATGACGTCGAGCAAGGAAGTGGCGTCGGTTCAGAATGTGCTCGCCGGTGGCGCCGAGCTGGCCAATGCGCCGCCGACGACGATTCTGGCGCTGATCGAGCAGGGCTTGACCGTCTATACCGCCATTCACAAGCGGGTTTATCGAGCCTTAAAGTCCGAGTTCGACAAGCTTTATCGCCTCAATCGTCTCTACATGAAGGAAAATCAGCGCTATCAGATCGGCGACGAATGGCGGGAGATTACGCCAGACGATTACCGGCTAGGCGGAGGCGTCGAGCCGATCGCCGACCCGACGATGATCACGGACATGCAGAAGCTTGGTCGCGCCCAAATCATGATGGGGTTCAAGGGCGATCCTCTTGTGAACCAAAAAGAAATCTACACGCGACTATTTGACGCAGCCAGCATTGACCGGGTGGAGGATTTGTTTACCCCGCCGCCGTCTCCGCAGATCACGCAGCAACTGGCGCAAATGGCGATGGAGGAAAAAGCAGCGGAGCTTGGTCGCATCCGCGCGGCGGAATTGAAAGACAACTCGCAAGCCTACCTCAACATGGCTCAGGCGGCGGCCAAGGCAAACGGACCGCAAATGGATTGGATCGACGCGCAGTTGCGGATCATGGAAATGCACATCGAGGCCACCAACACGATGGTCAAAGCGGCTGATGTCGAAAGCAGGCATCGGCTGGGGGCCGGCAGGTTGAGCAACGAAGCGGCGCGCAATCGGCAGGACGTGTCCGATCTCGGCGCGAATGCATCGGCAGGTGGATCGCCGAGCGCTCTGCCGCCGTTCCCGCAGATGCCACCTGGGCCACCGTCGGCGCCTTCCGCGCCAGTTCCTTCGGCTCCGTCAGGTCCGCCCGGCCCAGGATTGCCCCCGTTGCCGGGTCTCGGCGGTCCCGGCGGTCCTTCACCGATGCCGGGGTTGCCTAG